TCTGCGTCAACTAGTGTTTCAACAATTTTTACGTCATGAACACCTACGTTGTAAAGACGATCAACCAATGTTTCAAACATTTGGTAGTCCCGTTTCTCTTCAACGATGAGCTTGATGAACTTGTCCTTATAATCAGACACATCTTGTTTGTTGTAGTCCACACTGGCGTCGTCATAGAAGATTTTCTCAAAGATTTCATACGGATTCTTGATAAACTTAAGTTTGTCACTTTCAGTATCGTAGATATGGAATCCGCGAGTGTCCTTATAATCATTCCAGAACATTTGATATGGGTTGCCAAGATACTGGACATTGCCATGCTTTGATTTATGATGGAAGTGTCCAGACCACACACGTTTAAAGTTCTTAAAGTCAGAGACTTTGAAACCTCCGTCAAACTTCATGCCTGGTGTGACTTCAAAACCATCACACTCAAGGTGACCACACATAATGTCTGCTTTACTGTTAGCAATCAGTTCCAGACACTCTTCTTTATTTTCTTTGTTGATCCATGGCATCATCAAAAACTTTTTGCTACCAAGAGTAATTTCTTCAGGTGAAGCATAGATGTTGATGTTCTTGTACTGCTCCAGTAGTAGTTCTGGAGAGTTGATTCGGTTAGTATTTTTGTAGTAGGTGCAATGATTACCCAGAATCATGTGAACCTTATAATCTTTCAATCGTTTGAAATAATTTTCATTAACACGGTTAAAAGTATTAAAGTCCATAGACTTTCTGTTATCAAAAGTGTCACCCAAATCAACGATGGTGCGGACACCTTCTTTCTCAAGTGTAGGAAAAAAGATGTCATCATAAAACTTTTGAAAGTAATTCCAGAATGGTAGACTGCCCTTGCGCCCGTCAAGGTGTTGGTCAGTGATCAGAGCGATCTTCATAATTTTCCTCCAACGATTCCATCAAAAGGTTTGGAAGTCCTGCAGTTTGCCCAGTTAGTAGCGACACCTTCCAGGTGAAATCTCGTTCCTGAAATACAAACTTCCCTCGTGAGTGAGGTGATGAGCGCCGTGCCATCCTTACTATAGCTAGTCCACGTTCCAAATCGTTTTTGTTCAACACGGAATTCTCCCCAGGGGGTTTCAAACCATTCATGTTCACTAATCTCAGGGTGTTCCATCTTCTTGCGTTTTGTTGTATACTATCACTCTTTTACCATCATGTGTGAACACAAGTTCATCATCAGGGTGCCAACATAATTCTTCGTATAAGGAGTTTAATTTCCTTATATCTTCCCATAAGGTATTTTCGTCAGTCATCAACGATTCATTTTAATTTCAATGTTTTCTTTGATGCTTCCCATATCAGAGTACGAAGCATTCATTCCTGCCATTGTACCATCATATGTGTCGGTGTGCATCACTTCATCATATCCTGACCGTTCTAGAATTTTGTTCTTGATTTCCATTTGCTTCTTCTCCTTCTGAATCCTACGAAGGAATGCATAGTAAATAATTTGAGTGAAGTATGCAAATGGGTTGGAAGATTTCTCGGGGTTGAAATTGTCAATGTACTGGAGGCAGTTCTCAATACCGTCGCAGATCATGTCCTCACGGAACATATAGTTGACAAAGTTTGGTTTGTATGATAGGTGAGTGGCAATCTTGAGAAAACATTCTCCAATGTAATTAGGGACACGTGGTCTCTCTAATCCTTTTTCTTTAGCGTCAATCACCTTGTTCCGATAGACAGAGATTGCCTCAAGGAATTCTTTGTTGTTGACGTAATACTCTGTCTTTTTCTTCATGAGAACTTTTCCGATGTCTTTAGTATAGTTCGTCGCGAACGAAATGTCAAGCTTGACAACTCCTCATAATATCAGTAGAATAACTCTGTCAGGGTTCAAGAGAGGGTGTAGCTCTTAGCTTCTTTTAAATAGATCTTCTAATTTATTCTTGGTCTCTTTAATTGAACCTAGGTGTCCCATCTGTCGGGAGAACTTTTGTGGTTCAAAAGAATCCTTGAATGATGTGAGTTGAGTGATGTGTCTTTCTACTGCTTCTGAGTAGAATTTTTTGATGCGTTGATCTTCAACTTCTGTCATTGTAATCACATGCTGTTTAGGTAAAACAAACATGTGATCAAAAGTTGAATGAATCCATTCTGTTAGCGCAAATCCATTGACCTTTACATTTTTTCTTTGTTGGTCAATAGATGTAACTTCCATTGGATTCTCTAGTACAAGACTATCATCGTCTGGCATGTAAGAAACTTTTGAAATTATTTCTTCACCAGTAACTAATTTCATAGTCGCTAGGAAATCTTCTTCCATATTAACTTGCTCTAAGGTTTACTCTTATAACCTCATACTTAAAGTTTTCGTCATTATAAATGTTGACTCTTTCATTAAGATGTCTCAAGGTGTAATTCTGACCGCCAATGTCATCAGCGATATCATATAATGTTGCCATATCTTTGCCGCTCCCTTTTCTTAGGACACGTCCTATGGATTGGAGGTTACGGATACGTGACTTGCTAGGAGATGCAAAGATAATATTATGTAAGCGTTTGATGTTGATGCCTGTAGAGAAGGTGCCATAAGAGGCAATAATCACAGCATTGTTTTCAGTCTCAGTAATTTGACGAACTGCTTCTCTATCTTCTACATCGGTGCCGCCGTGAACGAAAAATATTTTTCGCTCTGGATCTATAGTACTATTTATTAGATCGTATAAAGGTTGTCCGTGCTTCTCAATGTAGTTGAACAGCACCAAGGTGTTGCCATCAATGTCATTAACAAGGTTTTTAATTAAATTATTTCTTCCCTTGTGCTCAACCAAATACTCCATCTCATCATGATATGATTCAAAGTGTTGCGGAGCATGTTTACAGAGAAGGATTTTAATCCTAAACTTAGATAGATAACCTGACTTGATAAGATCATCGGTCTTAGTGACTTGCTCACAATCACCGAACAATCCTTCTAGTACCCACTTGTGTGTCTTGCTTCCGTCAAGCGTTCCAGTAAATCCAAAACGATACTTGGCATTATGAAGCTTTGTCATAATTCCAGTGAGTGACTTGGACTTAAATAGGTGTGCTTCATCACCGATAACACAGTCAATGTCATCAAAGTATCTCTTTGGGAACTTGTAGATAGATTGCCAAGTGGAAATAATGATTGGTTTATCAGTATTCTTATCTTTGCCCGAATATATCTTATGCACATGATCGTCAGCATTCCACCCGTAATCCTTAAAGTCATTGACCATCTGTTCTACGAGGGACGTAGTAGGGACGATGATGAGCGTCTTCTTGCTGGTAGCAGTATAGTATCTGACGAGGGAATAGATCATCAGAGATTTACCACTACCCGTAGGCGAAAGTAAAAGTTTTCTGTTGTATTTAATAGCTTCGTAAACTGCGCGGTATTGATATGTTCGCGGTTTAATTTCTGCTTTGGTAATTTTATCCATGAAAGTTTGGATACCTGCAGGAGATACAAAATCATTTGTATCTTCTACATCTCCATACCAATCATTCTTTTCATACTCAATAGTGTACTGACGTTCATCTGCCCACACCTGAAGGTGCTTCATCAGACCACCATAAAGTTCTCCTGTACCTGGCGAGTACAGACGAATAGTTCCGTCCCAGTATTTGTATCTGGGATTCTTCTTTAGAAATTTTGCTTCGGGAACTTCAAAAGAAAAATAGTCCGAGAGTTCATGATGAACATGAGGTTCGGCAGATTGAATAGTTACGTAGACTTCGTTCTTTTTCTTTACAATTAAATTAGACATATGGACTGCCGCCAAACCAAGTTACTAATGATTTTCTAACTCCAGATTTTACTGGGTTAACTTTGTGCCAAGTATCGGAAGGAAAAAATATAACTGTTCCTTTAGGTTCTTTAAATTTTACACTTCTTTCTTTTGCTAATGGTCCAAAAATTTCCAGTTCTAATTCTCCACCTTCATATTCTTCAGGGTCATTTAAAAATACTGTAAGACTTATTTTTCTGGTAAAGTTATCTACAGGTTTTCCTTGATCAATATGCCAATCATAATAATCATTTAAATTATATGTGGTATATTGAAGACCTTCTCCTCCCAAAATTTGAAGGTTCCATCCAGCATCAACATTTGCTTTAAAGCATAACATTGACAATAGTCCTACAGCCTCTGGATCATTGCTCCAAGATATTTTAGAACTTCTTATACCATCAAGAGAATTTGTAGTTGCAGATTCTAAATTGGTTGTGTCTATGTTTTTATTTACTATTGCAAAATCTTCTTCATTGAGAATATATTTTACAAGAGGATTCACAAATTTCATTACTGTCCATTTACAAATTTCTCCCACTCAATGGCACTCTTGATTTGAAACCCTCGGTTAGAAATTTGCTTCATAACCTGATCCAACCAGTAGAGCATTTGGTCCAGGTACTTAATCTTTGCTTCTAGGTTGATGATTTCCTCATCAGACTCTAGATAAACTTTCATTTTTTCAGAAGTCTTAATAGATGATCCAAATGGTTTAGCGGCGTATGTCTTAGCGTCTGCCTCGCCAGAGTAATACTCACGCTTATCTCTAACCACTTTGCGGATCTCAAATTCCAGCGAAGTTTTAATCTGCTGAATGTCAGTGTAATGGTTTAAGTATTTATTATGCTGAAAAGGGATGTCTAGAGCAAGTTGTCCCAGATCTGTGGTATACTGTTTATTCTTGAATTGAAAATCAACTGCAGAATCTTCTGCCCAATCTTCTCTTAGTTTTTCAAATTTATTACGAAGGGTTTCAAAGTTCATAAAGGTCGTAGATTTTCATCACAAATTTTATAAGTCTCATATTTAAATGCTACGTCAGCAAGTAGATACTCCACATCACCTACTGTAGCATCAAAGGGAATACCAGACAAGGAAACGGGAAATATATTTTTAAATTCAACAATGTGATTTACATTGTTATGAGATGTAAGGATATGTAATCTTGCATCGGAGTATTCATCTGGACTATCAGACCTTCCGTTTGCTAATCCAAATTTTGTAATCCAATCATGAATTGAACGGTAGTTGATTAATTCTTCATCAATAATAAACCGAACGTTTAAATCTCCATACGTTACTCCACCACTTGGTGTAATAGCAACACCTCTGTATGGTGTTGGCACTTCAACAAATGGCATTGAAATATCTGGAATGCCTGCAGTTTGACAAAAGAAATCTACCCCACGGAAGATCTCAAGATCTAACTTGAAACCAACGGGGGATAGAAAATTGCGATTGACAATTTGTTCTTTATACCATTCAGCAGG